CTCATATTCGACCTCGGCATATTTGGTGCGGTTGCCGGCGAAGAAATCATCCTCCAGCCGGTGGCTCTTGGTGACGCCGGACAGGGTGATCTCCACCTGGTTTTCGGCCGCGTCCTCGAGCAGCTCGCGCCAGCCGCCGCTGTCGTCGGCGGTGACGTTGATCGCCTCGCCGGCGCAGGCGACGCCCTTCTCGCGCACGCCGGGGATCTCCTCGGCCGGCGTGCCCCAGCGGAACTTGATCTTGCGGCCGACCCGCGCTTTTCCTGCCATATCGGTGTCCTTTCCTACCGTTCAGCCCAGACCAGAAAATCGAGCGCGGTGCGGAAGGGATAGTCCGCGGCATCGCCGCCGCCCTCACGCAGGTCCTGCTCGATATCCAGCTCGATCAATTGAAACGTGGTCTCGCCGACCGTGCCCTCGAAGGCCGACAGCGACGCCGTCACAGCGCGCGCCAGCAGCTTGGCGCCGGCATAGCTCGCCGCCCAACAGTCGACCTGGATGCGCGCTTGCTCGAGCCCCACCTCGCCGTCATCGGCATAGAGCGGGCCGCCGCTGATGCGGTTCAGCACGACGGCGGGCAGCGCCGATCCCTGCGGCCGCGAGCCGGGGTACACGCGCGTGCCGACCATTCCGCTGACGACCTCAAGGCCGAGCAGGCGGGCAATCAGAGCTTCTTCCATGGCTTATCAGTCCCGCTCAGCTGCGGTGACCAATTTCGCTGATCAATTGAAGCCACTCAGCGCGATCCTCAGATTGTTCGTTCGCTAAGGCGAGCAGACGCCTGGCAAGGATGTGCCGCTGATCAGCCAGCGCCTCCAGATCAACATGCGCTACCGCAGAAGCACCGGCGTTGATCCGCATGCTGGCGTCAGGATCTTCGAGAAAGCGCATCACCACAGGAAAGGATTGCAGGGCTGCCTCCACTAACGGCTGAAAGAGGTGAGCAAAGTGGTTGTTCTCCTCCGCCGTTTGAGCTGCGCCAGCACTCCACCCGAGGTACTCGACGAGTTGTATGCGGACCTCCCTCACGACGACCGCGTCCTCCGCGAGCAACCGGGCAACGACACGGGTTGCGGGAGCTGTGGCGGTGCCGGGGAAGCCTTGGTGCAGCACCTTTATTTCCAGGTGGTCGATCGCCGCTTGGCCCAGGACAGGATCGGGAGACGTCAGCGCCTTAAGATGAATGGGCGTGTCAGTTGCAACGCCCCAAGCATGTTTGAGCCTTGCCCAATCGATCTCGTCGATGAACTGCATGTCCTCTCCCCCGATAGAAACTAAACTCAGACCCCACGGTCAGTCTTACCTGCTTTGGCGAGTTTTTTATTGCGGCGAGCAATCGCCTTCTCAATCCCGGCCCACATGTCATCGCCGACTCCGTCGAGGACCTGCATCTTGCCGGCATCCCAGGCCGGTCGCAGGAAGGGCTTCGGGCTGGAACGCACGGTGCCGAACTCGACCAGAGAGGCATAGAAGGCCCCGTCATGCGGCCCGATCACCACCTCGACGGTGCTGCCGGCCGCACGGTTGGCCTCACGTGCCGCCCGCCCGGCTTCGGCCCGGCTGGCGCCGCCCTGCATCGCCTTGGCGAAGGCGGCCTTGCCGGCATTGCCGCCGCGGGCCTGGGCGATGATGGAGTCGCGCAGCTTGCCGGTGCGCACCGGCGCCCGCGTCCGCGCCGCCTCGACAATCGGCTGCGCCCGCTTCAGCAGCACGCGCTTCACCACATTCCGCGCCGTGGCCTTGGACAGTTCCTGCAGCGCCGCCTGGATTTCCCGCAGGCCCTCGATCTTGATCTTCATCGGTTAAACCTCCGCCCGCGCCACCGCATCGATCTCGCGCCATTCCCCGCGCTCGAAATCGCGGATCGCGGTGATGTTGTAGGGCCGGTCATTGAACAGGATACGATCGTTGGCGGCGACGTCGGCCACCTCCGGAGACCAGCGGATGACGAAGCGAGCGCTGATCTCCGCACCGACTTCCGCCGCGCGATAGCTCTCGCCGGCGGTGGCATCGGTCACCTTCGCGCCCACCGTGGCGATGTCGATCCAGCTTTCAACCTCTTCGTTGAAGTTGTTGCGCGTCTTCAGCGCCCGCTGCAGCGTGATCGGCCATTTGAGATCCTCGGCGGTCGGTTTTGCCATGGCTATAACGGTGCGAAGCGATGGTTGGAGATCAGTTGCTCGACCGCGTCCGGAATCGCGTCGCCGGAATTGCCATCGAACCAGTATTTCACCAGCAGCCGGATAGCCTGCTGGAAGGTGGCAAGGTCGGGATCGTCGGCCTCATGGCCGGCGCTGAATTCCACGCGGACCGCATCCGGCTCGCAGGCGGTCGCCGGCCAGGCGAGACCGAGCTTCGGCCGGATCGTCGCGCCGCTGAAGCCGCCGGCGATCACGCGGTAGCTTGAGGCCGCCAGCGTCTGTTCCTCGCCCGCGGCGTCGAGATAGCTGACCGCCTCGACCGTCCGGGTCGGCGGCAGCGGCAATGCGATGCCGCCGCAGGGGAAGGCCGCCAGGGTCAGGCGCCAGCGCTGCGGCATCAGGCAGCGGCCGAGAATCCCATCCCGGCCGTCGAGCTTCGCGGTCGCGGTGGCGATGTGGTCGGCGAGCCTGGCGTCGTGATAGCCGGTCTCGATGACGAGCGCCTGCTTGACGCTCGCCAGCGTGACAACCGGCGCGATAGGGGCGGCGATCCGGTACAGCGCCATCGGTGTCAGGCCTTGCTGCCCTTAGCCGATACGCGTGCGGGCTTGCGCTCGGACTTGCCGGCCTTTTCTCCGTCCGCTTCGGATGCGCCGGCCAGGCCGAGGCCTGGCTGTGCCTCGGAGGCCAGCGCGCCGGCTTCCTCCGCATTCGGTTCTGACGCGTCGGCGGAGGCCTCGTCTGACGAACCACCGGCATCGTCATCGGCCGCCGGCTGCTGCTCATCAGCATCGCCCACAGGCCCGCCGGTCAGGTCGAGGCTCGGCTGCGCGTCGGCCGAACTGTCCGCCGCTGGCGTTGACTCCCCTGCCGTTGACATGGCCGGTTCTTCGGTGGGCAACATACGCTCGGCTGCGCCGCGGCTGAGCCAGTGATTGGCGGAAGCCTCCGCCAGGTCGACCACCTGGCCAGCCGAGAAGCGAGTTTCGTGGGGCGTGCCTTGATTGCCATCCTGCACCACCCGGTCCTGTGTGAAGCGGATCTTCACCATGGCTGTTATCCTACGCTGGAGTGAAGGAGGGCGCTGCTAGACGACGATCTCGTCGACGCTTGCGGCGTCGCTGTCCGACGCCGGATTGTACCGGGCATCGAGGCCAAGCAGCACAGCGGAGACGAGGCTGGCCTGGGTGCCGACCGTCAGCGTCAGGCGCACATGCGAATAGCCGTTGGCGAAATCCAACTCGACCTGGCGCAGGTTGACGATCGCCTGCTTGTTGCTGTCGGCGCCGGCCTGGGTGAGCTGGGTGACGAGCTTGCCGGCGATGTCCTTGGCGCCGGCGCCGGCGGCACTGGTCGCCTGCTCCAGCTTGGCGTCGAGCGTGGCGGAGGCGCCCAGCACGCCGGCCTGCACGATCGCCATCACCGATCGCCAGTTCTGCATGCTGATCCAGCTGGTCGAGACGGCGCCGGCCGCCTGCGAGACGGGGTTGATCGCCGCGACGATGGCCAGTCGATCGGAGGGGAGGATGTTCGGGAAAGCGGTCATATACAGTCTCCTGCGACCAGAAAGGATGGAGGGAGGTAGCGGCGGCCGCCCGCGCAGCCGCCCGGTGGCTTGCCTTAAGCGCGCTCGTCCAGGCTGACGAAATGCGATTTGGTGTTGGCGCCATTCGCCGGCGCGACCGGGGCCGACAGATGCGGCTGGCCGCCGAAGCGCAGGATCCAGCGGAATGCCTGCAGGCCATAGTCGAAGTAGAGATGCAGCGAGGTGGCGTAGCGGGTGCCGCCTTCCTTGCGCACGCCGTAATAGCCCTTCAGGTCGAGCAACTGGATGTCGCCCTTGTCGCCCAACGTCTTGCAATGCTCGGAGAACCGCACCGGCCGGCCGAACAGGAACCCGCCAGGGGCGTTCTGGAAGCCGGTGGCCGGCGGCGTCCAGATCGGCTGCTGGCCGAGCATCATGGTCATCAGCTGCGGCATGACGTCGGAATTGACGTACCATGCCGTCCGCGCGATGCCCTGGGAGAGCACGCGCGAATACATCTTCACCACGTTCTGCGCGACGATGGTGTCCGCGGCCTGGCCGGCCTCTTTCGCCACGCTGACCTGGGCCGGCGAATTGAAGAAGCCGAGCGGCTTGGCGATGCCGTCGCCATACATGATGGTGTCGTCGAGCAGCCAGCTGATCGCCTCGGCCGACTTGGCCGTCAGCCGGTTTTCCAGACGCGGCGCGTCCTCGACCAGTTCGTCCGTCGCCGTCACCATGCAGAACAGCTCATGCAGCATGATCGAACGCGGCTTCAGGTTCTGCCGGGTCGGCGTCATCTGCTGGGCTTCGTTGCGCCACTTGGCCTTGATGCCGGCCGCTGCCCAGGGCGTGGTGTCGTCGACCATGTCGTTGATGACATTGGAGCTGGTCGGCTCGACATCGATGTCGTCAAGGAAGTTGTCCTGGGCGTTGACCAGCTCCCAGATCCGGTCGCGGAACTCCGGCGGCACCAGATAGCCGTCGCGGCTGCCGCCCTCGCGGTGGAAGCCGGTGGGATCGGCGGCATTCAGGCGCGCATCGATGGCGAAATTCGGCGCGCCGGCCGAGCCGCGCATCACCGCCCGGCCGAACTCGGCCACGCTGGCGAAACCGCTCCGCGGATCGAGGCTTTCGCGCTGGACACCGACCTGGATCTGGCTGTGCGGCAGGTTCACGCCGCCGGCGATGGCGGTCGAGGTCTGCATGGCGCGGCGGCGATCGGCGAGCTGCTCGGCCGAGGCGATCTGGGCAGCCAGCTCGGTCAGCTCCAGCTCGATCGCGGCGAAGCGAGCTTCCTCCTCCGCCGTCAAACTTGCCCGGTTTTCCTTCTGCGCCTTGTCGAGCAGGGCCGTGCCCTCGGCCTTCAGATCATGCTCGCGCTGACGCAATGCTTTCAGGTTCATGTGCCTCTCCTGTGCTGGATGCCGGGCGCAAAAGCTCCGCCTTCCCCACCCGGCAGAGGCGAAGGCCGCTTCGTCAAAACGGATGCTGGGTGCTGCTAGAGCGCGATCAGGAAAAGTGGAGCCCGGTTTTCCGCCCGGATCGCGCGACCAGCGAAAGAATCTAGAGCGGCCAAGGCGCTGGGATGGCTTCGATTACGTTGAAACCGCTCTAGGCGAGCGCCAGGCGTCGCCGGCGCGTGGCGAGATCGCCGCCGCCGGAGGCCTCGCCCCCGGTCCTCTGCTTGCCGACGGCGCGCTGCATGCGCCGGATGGTGTCATCGAGCGTGCCGACGCGGTCGGCCATGCCGAGCCGAACGGCTTCCTGGGCGCCGAACATGCGGCCGCCGCCGAAGCTGTCGCGGACCGTCGCCACCGGCACGCCGCGGCCCTTGGCGACATCGCGGACGAACATGGCGTAATAGTCGTCGACGCGGGCCTGGACGTGCGCGGCGGCCTCCTCACCGAGCGGGAAGGCCGGATGCCCTTCGGCCTTGTTCGGCCCGGCCTTGATCAGCGTCGGCTTGCGGCCCTGCATCTCCAGCGCCTTGGAGATGTCCTCGTGATAGGAGTAGACGCCGATCGAGCCGATCTCGCCGGACGGCGTGACGACGAGCTGCTCGGCGGTGGAGGCCAGCCAATAGGCGGCGCTGGCGGCCTGGTGATGGGCGACCGCCCAGACCGGCTTTGCGCTTCGGGCCTCACGGACCGCCTCGGCCGCTTCCGGAATGCCATAGACATTGCCGCCGGGGCTGTTGATGTCGAGCAGGATGCCGGAGACATTGGTGTCGCCGGCGAGCTGGCGCATCGCGGCGGCAAAGCCCTCGGCGGACATGCCGCCGCCGGTCGACACGCCCTCGACATCGCGAACGCGCGGCGAGATCACCCCCATCACCGGCACGATGGCGATGCCCTCCTGCGGCTCGCTCTTGCGGCGCTCGGCGCGTGCTGCCGCGCGGCTTTCCTGCTGGTCGTCATCCCAGGGCGTATCGTCGGCGCTGGGCGCGCCGATCGCGCGGCGCAGCAGAACGTCGAGGATGACCTGGGCTTTGGTCGCCTCTATCGCCCAGGCCGAGCCGGCCACCCAGCTGAGCAGGTGTAGATATCGCATCGGTCAGTCTCCAGGTCCGGGAAGAAGTCGGCGGGACAGCATGCCCTCGAGCGCCATGAGCAGGGCGCCTGGTGCCTGCGGCTGCTGCCGGTTGCGCTGCAGTTCGGCGAGATCGGCGCCGGCCGGCGCCATGTTCAGCGGCTGCAGATAGACATCGCCATGCTCCACCGGGTTCATGTTCTCCAGCCGGCGGATGTCGTTGACGCTGAGCCAGCCCCAATTGCGGGCAATGGCGTAGCCCTCATAGCGGGTCTTCAAGTCGCCGCGCAGCAGCCCGCCGACATTGTGCTCGGCGAACATGCTTGGCGTCAGCGGCGCGATCAGGTCGCGATTGATGGCCTGCTCCCAGGCGACCAGCCAGGACAACAGCGTGTCGGTGACAAATTCGAGGGACTGCTGCTCGATGTTGGAATAGGTCGCGTCGGTGAGAATGCCGATCTTGTGCGGCTGCATGCGCCAGAGACGGCAGATCTGCAGCGACACCTGCATATAGGTCTCAAGGAACTGCGCCTTGTTGTTGTCGACGGTGATGGTGTTGACCTTGCCATTCTGGTCGAGCACCGCCGGCTTGTGCCGGTTCTGCCGGCCGAACTGATGGATCCATTTCTGCCGGTATTCCTCCGCCTGCTGCCGGTTGGCGAACTTGCCCGGCAGGGTGATGACGACGCTGGGCGTGGCGTCATTCTCGAAGAACAGCCGCGCATAATCCTCCAGCGCCAGGGCCCGCTGAAACACGCGGGCGCCGGTGGACAGCATCGACCGCCCCATCAGCCCATCCGAGGTCAAAGGCGGCACGCGCAGATGCAGCATGTCCTCGCGCAGCAGGCGCCGCGTATGCCCGCCCTCGCGCACCTCATACAGATACTGGCCGCGCCCCGATCCCTTGACGATCTGGACGCAGCACGGGTCGATGCGCACCAGCTCGCTCACCGGCCCATTGCGGCCGGCGACGATCTCGGCGAAGGCATTGCGATGCAGCGCCAGGTCCCAGGTCATCTGCGCACGCAGCTCGTAAGCCGTACTGTTGACGATGCCGTTCGCCTGGGCGCGCAACAGCGGCGCCACCGGGTGATCGTCGAACCGTTCCTTGCTGCCGTCCGCCAGGCGCCGGTACACCATCAGCGGCAAGGCGCCGATGGTCTGGGAGAGCACCTGCAGGCAATCGTAGACCTCGGGGATTTGCTCGACCGTATCGGCGGTGACGGCCGTGCCGAAATGATGCGCGGGCGGCGAGGTCCACCAGAATTCATCGGTGGGATCGCGCGGCCGGCCGCCGAACATGGCCGAGATCGATGCCAACAGTTTCATAGGGTCACGACCTCATAACCGTCATAGACATCGATGACGTCCTCTGCGTTGGCGGAAACCGGGTTGAGGCCGAGCAGGTGCACGGCGTTGAAGGTGGCGATCAGCGGATCGATCTTGGCCTTGCCCGCGACCTGTTTGTCGATGGCGATGGCATTGCCTGTCTGGATCACCTTGGCGTTGCCCACGACCCAAGCCATCATCGCCGAGCCGGAATGCCAGATGGTCTTGTCCTTCAGCTTGCGCTCCAGCGTCCAGGCGCGGCCGCTGTGCTTGTAGCCCTGCGGCACGAAGGCGGCGACCTCATCGAGGCCGCCGCAAAAACCCAGTTCGGCCGGCGTGTCGAGCATGCCCGCCGGATCGAGGCCGATGCCGCCCTTCTTCGGCAGCAGGCCGGTGTTCCAGACCCGCTGCGCGATCTCGGCCGCCCCTTTGAAATCCTCGGTCGGATTCTTGCAGATGACCAGGTCGCCGGCGGCGGCGAAGTCGCGCAGCCGCTCGGCGATGTCCTTGCGGTCGGCGAGCACCTCGTCATGCACCCAGGCCCGGTTCCACAGCAGCCAATGCCGGGTCCGCCGGCAGCGGCCGAGCACGGCCAGGCCGAACAGATCATCGAGCCCGCCGCCATCGATGCCGATGGTGACCACCTCGGAGCGCTCGAGCAACACCTCCAGCGTCAGACTGCGGTCGGCTGCGCCGAGCCAGTAATCCGCGCCGCGCCAGCGATTGGCATGCAGCGCCAGGCCGATCTCGACATTGAGGTGCTGGGAGGCCCAACGGCGCTCTTCGGCCTCACCCTTCTGCCGCGCCGCGGCGTAGTCATCCTGTAAGCGCTCGATGGTGATCGAGCGGCCGAGATTGGGCAGCACCATCGGCCAGTTTTTCGGGTCGCGCCAAGGCTTTGCCTCATCGGTCTGCATCGCCTCCGGAAACTCATAGAGCACCGGCAACATGCGAACGCGCTCGGTGATCCCGCCATCGCGCACGCCGCGGGCATAGGCCAGCTCGTCGCGGAACACGCCCGCCGGCGGCTCATCGCTCTGCGTGGTGATGAAGACGAGCAGGCTTTCCGGGTTGGGCAGAAGGCCGCCGCGGATCTGCCCGATCACGTTCGAGGCATAGCTGAAGGCCGACATCACATGCAGCTCGTCGACGATCACCATCACGGGTTTGGCCCCGGTGATCACCCGCATATCGAAGGTCTTCACCTTCAGCGTCGTCTTGAACCGGCTGTCGAGGTCCTCGATGGTCTTCAGTTGGTGGCGCACATGGAAGCGTTTCTGCAGGTACTTCTCGTCATCCGCCTCGATCATGCCGACGGCCTGCTGGAAGGCCAGATTGGCGACTTCCTGCGTCGGCCCGACCAGCAGCATCTCCGCATTGGGCCGTTTGTTCATCAGCATCGCGGTGATCGCCAGCGCAGCGGCGCCGGTGGTTTTGGAGTTCTTCTTCGGCACTAGGCAGAAGACCTCCGACACCCGGCGCGCGCCCGTCGCCTCATCCAGCGAGCCGAAGGCGGCGCGCACGATGTCGCGGAACCAATCGCCGGCAGCGTCAGCCAGACGCGGCTGGCCGGGCACGTCCGGCAGCCGCAGCTTGTTGAAGATGGCGACGGCGCGCGCCGCTTCCTCGGCGTTGAGCGGCAGATCGGGCACGAGGGACCGCCCGGATTTGAGGCGGTCCACCCAATCCGGACAGGCAAACGACCAGGTGCTCACTGCAGCAGCCCGCTCCAATCGGTATGCTCATGCGCGGTCTGCGCATCGCGTTTGGCCCGATCCTTCTTGCCGAGCTTCTCAGGCTGCTCGGCGGCCGCCGGTGCGCGCGCGGCAGTACTGCGCTGACCGAAGGCCATGTCGTTGCGATCGAGGAGGCGCATGAACTCCCGGCCGGCGCCGGTGTTGCCGGCCTGGAACTGGCCCCAGAACGTCATCGCCACCGTGGCGTCCAGCCGGTCGCGGGCGCTATCGCGAAACTTCAGCTCGGAAAAATAATGCTTCCGCAGCGTCGGGACCGTGACGTTCAACGCATTGGCGATGCGCTCATTGCTGCGCCCCATCGCCAACAACATATTGACTTTGTTGCGATTTTCCTGCGTGGGCAGATGCTGCGGACGTCCGCGTTTGCCCCGGTTCTCCGGGACCGGGTCGCCGAAGAGGTCAAAAATCGGATCCATCAGAAAAAAAACCTGTTTGTGACGCCCCCAACCGGTCCCGGCGGCACGGCCTTTCCAGCGATTTGATGCCCCCTCCCGGTCAGGAGTGTCGGGCCGATCGCCTGTCCTGATATTCGAGGCGCTGCTTCTCTCGGTCGTGGCAACGCTTGCACAGGGTCTGGAAGGGACCAGCCCAGAACTTCACCACATCGCCAGCATGCGGCTCGACATGGTCACAGACGAGCAACGATGTATCGCTTTCGATGCGGCCGCACTCCGTCCGCTGGCAGGTGTAGAGATCGCGCCGGAAGATCTGCAACCGCAGCTGCTGCCAGCGCGCGGTGTTGTACAGGGCACGGCATGGATCATCACGACCACGGCGGCGATCTCTCTCGCGCTCTTGCTCCGGCGCGGTGGGGACGCTCAACGCAGGCCGAACCGTGCCCAGCCTTGGCTGAATGAAGCGGATCTTCGTCATGTCCAGACAACAGAAAAGCCGCTCATCCCAGGGGGAAGGCGGCTTGGTGGTGGCGAACACATCTCTCGGGGTGCACGCCATGCGATAGCATATCACTATCGCTCCGGTGATTTTCGCAAAACGTCAATCGGAATAATTGGGGAGTGTCTCAATTTTCAGCTACGGAGGCAGCGGTCATAGCCGATGGACCGGGCATTTCGCGTTTACGCCGGTACCGCGCTTTCCCTGGACGACAACACGGAGGGAACTTTAGCCAGCGCCGAGGCTTTGGCTGTCGTCTCTTATGCTTTAGGTTGCAGGTGGGACCGAAAACTGAATTGGAGCGAGCTATGGCCACTGAGCAGAAGATGCCTGGTCAAGCACAAACCGGCGTCCCTGGCCTGGATGACATCCTGGCCGGAGGTCTTTTGAGCGGACATGTATTCCTTCTGGAGGGGCGGCCTGGCACAGGCAAGACGACCATCGCGCTGCGTTTTCTGATGGCCGGCGCCGAGAACGGTGAGCGAGGCCTCTATATCACCCTCTCCGAGAATGAGCGCGAGCTACGCAACGGCGCTGCCTCGCATGGTTGGACACTCGACGACAATATTGACGTTTTCGAGCTCGTTCCGCCCGAAAGTCTTCTCGATCCTGGCAACGAGCAAAGTCTGCTCTATTCCTCCGATCTCGAGCTTGGTGAGACTGTCAAGCTGATCACCGACAAATTCGAGGAGATAAAGCCGAGCAGAGTTGTTCTGGACAGTTTGTCTGAGATCCGCCTTCTTGCTCAGAACTCACTGCGTTACCGACGTCAGATCCTTGCCCTCAAGCATTATTTCGCTCGCCACAACGCCACGATTCTGCTGCTGGACGATATGACGTCCGAGACTACGGACAAGACGGCCCATAGCATCGTGCATGGCGTCGTGCAGTTGGAAGAGCTTGCCCCCCTTTATGGGGCCGAACGCCGTCGTCTACGAATCTCAAAATACCGTGGGCACGCGTTCCGTGGCGGCTATCACGACTTTACCATCCGAACCGGCGGCGTGGCTGTGTTTCCGAGGCTCATCGCCGCGGAGCATCGAACACAGTTTGCCCGCAAGCGCAGCACCTGCGGCATTGAAGAGCTGGATGCGCTGCTGGGCGGCGGCATTGAGCAGGGATCGAGCACCCTGGTGCTCGGTCCCGCCGGTACTGGCAAGAGTCTTTTCGCCATTCAATTCGCAGTGGCGGCGATGCGGCGCGGTGAGAAGGCCGCGATCTTCGTGTTCGATGAGGAACTCGGCTTGCTCTTCAATCGAATGCGGCAACTTGGCTTCGATCTGGAAACGTTCCGTGATGAGGGCTTGCTCCTCATCGAGCAAGTCGATGCAGCGGAGTTGTCGCCGGGCGAGTTCGCCTATCGCGTGGGTGATTGGGTCCATGCTGCTCAGGCGAACACGGTGGTTATCGACAGTCTGAATGGCTATCAAGCCGCCATGCCGGACGAGAACGCGATCATTCTTCACATTCACGAACTCCTTCAGTTTCTCAACCGGCAAGGCGCGAATACTTTCCTCACCGTCGCCCAGCATGGTCTCGTTGGCGAGATGAAGGCGCCGGTCGATGTCACCTATCTGGCCGACACGGTCATTCTCCTCCGGTATTTCGAAGCACTCGGCAAGGTCCGCCGCGCGGTCTCGGTGATCAAGAAGCGCACCGGCAGCCACGAGGACACCATTCGCGAGTACCGTATCGATAGCGATGGATTGACCCTGGGCGCTCCCTTGGTCGACTTTCAAGGCGTGCTGCGCGGTGTGCCGACCTTTGTAGGCAAACTGCCCGTGTTTGGACGCGACCCTGACAAGTGAGACGGCAATTCGTAACTCGGCTCCGTGAACTGCGACTTTCGAGAAGGTGACAGGCGTTTGTCTACTGAGTGGACGGCAGCCGAACTCGAATTGAGGCGCTCTCCAAAATTCCGAGTGCGCCATTCTATGCACACCACGGATTCGGCTTAGCCCCGACGCCCCTGATCAGCCAACGCTTCAGCGGCTGCCGTTCTGCGAGCCAATCATGCATGACCGAGAGCGCCGCCCACCAATTGATGTAGATGTCGCGATGGTGCTCGATCCACTGACGCGCGCGATCTGGCGCAAAGCCGGTAATCTCGATCTTGCAGGCGTTGAGCGGGTGGCGGTTCTCGTCATAGAGCATCACCGGCGTGCGCTGGCCCTTCTTCACGCGCCACACGGCCGAGACACGCGCCGGCGGGTAGAAGGGCTGCCAGTCCGGCGCTTGGCCCAGCGAGGCGGTTTCGATGACCTGGCGAGCATGCTTGCCCAGCTGCAGCACACAGCCATGTACCCCGAGCGCATCGGCATCACAGACTTGGCTATTGCCGCCATAAGGGGCGAAGCTCCTGCCGCCATCGATGCTGGCGCCGAGCAGCAGCCG